CACCGTCAACGGTGACTCCTTCATCTCCTTCAATGGAGAAATGCTTGGCGGGTAGCGTGTGTCGCCACTCGTTCAACCACTCTTGCGTGACCTGTACCTCTCTTCCACGAATCCACGAGGCCGCACCGTGTCGGGCACGACGCTCGTAGAACGGGCCGAGATAGGTCACCGTGGGCATTCAAATCAACCTCAAACGACCAAAACAGTGACCGTGTGGTTGTCGCCAGTTGCCTCAGCACTCAAGGTGAGTACAAGACCACTGTGCGTCACCGAGTAGGTCTTTGCTTCCGTTCCAACAGTGTGGCCCAAAATAGCCACGATTTTGCTGATTGGAGTTCCGTCATCAATGTCGTCGCCAGTGCCGGAGGCACCGGATGATAGCGTCAGCGTTGGAGTAGCGGTTGCGTCATCAATGTCAAACTTGATGGTCAACATTCGCATGGAACCACCGGCTCGGTTGGTAGAGTCATCGTTGGTTGCGAGGAAACCACTCAAGTCGCCGGGGTATGCACCCGACGCACCGTTAGCACCATCCAACCAGCGGGTTTCATCCACTGGGGAACCAGTTCGCATGTCCAAGTCAAGAAGGACAGAAACATCGGAGATGTCCGTCGCTTCAAATTCAATCTTGATACCCTTGTTGTAAATCTGTGTTACTGCCATGTTTTTTCACTTCCTTTTTGTTGTTGTCTCCATCCTCACTTGAGGTCACGGATTGAGCCGTGTCCACCAAAGAAAGTCGTCCACAGTTCACCCATGGTACGGTACATTCCTTCTTGGCCGAGGCGGTTGATGGCGAATGGGTCGCCAGTTTCAATACCGCTCTCAAAGTATTGGGTTGGAATTGCAGTGCTGAAGTACAGGTAGTCCGTGTCAAGGAAGTACATGCGGCTCAAGGTGTCAGTTTGTACATCCTTGGAAGGGATGATTGGGACACCGTTGTAGGTAGCCACGATGAAACCAGCCTCAATACCGGGAACACCTTTGACACCGTTGTAGGTAGGAGTAACTCGCTTCTCTTCCATGAACCGTTGTTGGCTTTGGAGGAGTTGCTGAAGTCGCATCAGCGTGTCGTAGCCCGTAAGGATAACCTTGGGGTTGCCACCACGAGTCCAAATCTTTTGGAACAAGTCATCCAACTGGTCAAGGGACAGGTTGCGGTCGGTACCACTGTTTTCATTGTGTTCAGCCAATGACCATGAGTTTGCACTGCGGTCAATGGAGTACATGTCTTCGTTAGCGGAAGCAGATGCACCGACAGTAACACGGTCAAGTGACTCAAAGTTGTTTCCAGCGGCAGTGCCTTTATCGCCTGTGAGCATTTTGTTGATGTGTTCTGCGTGGTGCTTACCCATTTCTTCCTTGAGGATAGCACGAATGTCACCAAGCCCATCGTCCTTGTCGGACAAGAACATTGCGGTTTCGCTCATGTCAAAGGTGTGAACCACAGTCTTTGGCTTGGCGGCAATGTGCTGGAAGGTTGGTTTGGTGGTGTCGGGGAGGGTAGCGTTTTCTGCAACACCGCCGCCAACTGTGAAGGAAGGACGCTCGGTGATGACTCGCCAACCACTGCGTTCCCAAGGTCGCTTGGGAAGGATGGAGAAGGCGTTGAACTCTTGGTTCAACTGGCTCCACACCTTGCGTCCGTAGATGGCTTGGTAAGTACCAGCCGTCGTGGACAACATTGGTGCGTCAGCTTTGAGCAACTCGCTACCGGAGTAGGAGTAACCCATAGCGTTACCTGCGCCATAGTAATATCGTTCCATGTCAGTAATGTTTCGGATGTAATCTCTTGCCATATTTTTTCACCTCAGTAATGTTTCACTCTCCACGCAATGTGCGTTGTGCGAGGGCGTGAACTTCGTCCCAGCCCATGTTAGCCATGTCTTGCGTTGAGGGAATGTCAATGGTGGAAGCTTCCGACTTTTGGATGGTCGTACCTGCTCCTGCACCGATGTTGTCAATGCGCTCGGAAAGAGCCTCAATTGACTTCACGATTTCCGTAAGAGGTGCTCGTGCGTCAAAGGCGGCTTTCTCAGCCTCAGCCTTTGCAACATCCATCTCCTTTTGGAAGCGAGTAGCGAAGTTGCCTTCAAGGTCGTTTCGGAAAGCCTGCTCCATTGCGGCGGCTTTGTACACTTCGTAAGCGGCTTCAATATCAGCCTCACTCACATTTTCGTTGTTGAGGTAACCCTTTGCAACGGAGGCTGGCCCCATTGCGCCAGCAGGGGTTTTACCGCCGCTGGCAGTAATTGCGTTGATAGCGTTGGTAGAAGGAGAACCATTCTCTTGTCCACGGCCACGAACTTGACCACCGAAGTAGTCAGCACCGTCCACGGCATCGGGGTTGTCAAATCCACCAAGTTGAGCCTTTTCAAGAGCATCAAAGTGGTTTCGTGCGGCGAGGGTGTCCACGCCAGCCGACTTGAGTGTGTTCTCCATCCAGTTAAGGTACTCGGAGGAGATGACATCGGAGTATTCCTCACCCTTCATGTAAGCCATCTTGTCGTCGTCTTTCTCGTCGTCTTTCATCTTCATTTTATCATCCTCTTTTTCATCGGAATCTTTTTCTTCATCACGGCCTTTCTTGCCTTCCATGTGCTCACGGAGTTGAGGAGGAAGTTCCCCCTTCTCCATGGCGTCCAATCGGCTTTCAAGGCGTGACATAATTTCTGTCAAATCATTGTTTTCGTCAGTCATGTTTGTGTCCTCCTTCAAAATGCGGAATTGTGCTTCGGGGTTGATACCCTTCTCACAAATCGTTACCTCGTGCAACTCCATTTTTGAAATCTCTTGGTAGTCACCTTTCTCCATGTCGGACTTTCGCACTCGCTTGAATGCTTGTCCCCCAATGGAGAATCCACGAAGGTTACCCTTGCGGATTTCGGCGGCTACTTCACGAGCCTTCTCAATGTCGTTGCGGAGTTTAACAACAACGAACAGTCCAGTGTCATCCGTTTCGGATTTCCACATGCGTCCGTTGGAATCAATGTACGAGTCAATGACTTCACCAACTTGAATGTTGGAGTGAGCCAACTGCACATTGCGGTACTTTTCACCCTTCATAAAGCCGTCAAAGGCATCCTTTAGGGCGGAGCGAGTAATGAGGTCGCCTTGCTTGTCAACAAGTTCAACCGAAGCGTAGCCAGCAACAACCAAATCGTTACCACTCTTGAGGAGAGTGATACCGTCAGTGGGTCGTTGAATGCTCAGCATTGAACTCCCGACTCCCTGTTATGGTATAAGAATGGTTCGTCAAGTCCGAGATACTAACGGCTGGTCATTGTCGTAGTCTATAGAGAGTCTTTCACCCTCGTCAGTTTCTACTTGAATGTGGTTCAGTCGCTCGGTTTTCTTCTCTTTCTTTTCATCAGTAATTTTCTTCTCACCATCAAAATCCGGTAAGGTGGACTCGTGACGGAGTTGGGTTGGGCCACGAGGTGATTCTTGCGGCGTACCGACATCAATACCCAGTCCTTTTGGCCCCGTCCATGTCATGCGCTCTTTGGCAATTTTGTCCAACGCCCGTGTAATCAATTCCAACGCTTTCTTGGTTTGGTTAGGTTTGAGCAAACGGTTTTCATCGTCTGCCTCAAGAACTCCCCCACTTTGTCGTTCAGTGCGTTTCTTTGAAGGGAGTTTTGGTATTACATCACTTTCAGTTTGTTTACTGATGATTCCTTTCATCATCAATGGAGCAACTGATGACCAAAACGGCATGAGGCTCTCCGCCAATATCACAGGATAATCAGTTTTGGTCAAATCGCCCATTGTGCTTTTGGGTGAATGAACACACCACACATCACCGATTTCTTCTACATCATACACCACTGTATCAATATCTTTCAACAGTATTTGGATTTGTGAGTCCAAGACTTCAATATCATGAGGAACAAGAATTGGTGCGAATGCTTTGGTCATGAGGTCAAGGGATTCTGTGCTGGCCGCACCTTCTCCCTCACCTTCTCCTTCCAATTCTTTTACTTGCACATTGTAAACGGGACGATTTTTACGGTTCTTTTTGGAGATACCGGTAATAGATGCACGGACAATGTCACCCACCTTGAATGCCTTGCTTTGATTATGTGCGGTACCCACATCCATGTAATGTTCACCATTGTGTTCTACCGCTCGGTTTCCAAGCCCATCAATCTCAAGGATAGGGCCAGCACCCAACTGATAGGTGTACGGTCCTTTACCACGACGGTCAAGAATAATGAAGTTGAAATCTCGGCTATCGCGGTAAACAATCCATTTGGGGTGTCGTCGCTCCCCACGCATGTAGGTGGACTTGTTATCTCGCAACAATATGTTGTCATGCTCATCTTTTAGATTTTTAACTGCATCAGCCAGCCCCTCATCGTCAGTCATGCGAGTATCGTGTGGACCGGGAACAATCACATGCTCTTGACTGTCAAACTGTGAGCGTAGGATTTTCAACCGCTCAAACAACTGCATTTCACCCACATTGGTATCATCATAATTGATGATGTCAATAATGTTCAACTCATCTTCACCAAGAATGCCGTCCAGCGTGTAGTTCTTGTCGTTCATCTTTTCAAGAGCTTCCTTGGTAGCCTTGCGTAAACCCTTCTTACGACCGTTTTCATCGTAGGCCGTAATTTCGTCATCGTTGCGTACAATAATGATTCGCTTTCCGTCGTACCACTTGCTTACAACCCATGAACCGCTAAAACCACGGAGATGTTCAAGGTCTGCTAAATCAAAAATGCGATGCATAGGACGAACTGCTGGACTCCATTTTGCGTCATCACTTTTGTTTAACAACACATCCGGGTCAAGCAGGGAAGTAATTAATTCAGTCATTTCGCTGGCTGAAATTGTAGTGGGTACTTCACTGGCCGTTTCTGCCGTTTCCATGTTCATACTTTGATGTGGATTGCTTGGGTACATGGGCGGAGGAGCGTTAGGGTAAACTTGTTGTACGACATCGTTTCCGTGAACCAAGCGAGTCAATTC